ATGTTTTTGTTAAACCTAAAACATTTTGAATTATAATTAAATCATTTGTTGTAAAATTATGATTAGGATAATTAACATTAATTATATTACTATCTTGTATAAATTGTAATGGATCTTTAGGTAATACCTGACCATTTGATTTATATATATTTTTTGGATATATATCTCTACACGCACTATCTATATTAACTAATGTAGATCTTGTAATTTTTTCACTATTATCTGTCATTAAAAATTAAATATTATATAATACTATATAATATTTAATTCTTTATTAAGAAACAAAAAAATTGATAAAATTACTTAAAAAGATATAGTTTTCAATATTATAAAATGCCCAAGAAAGCTGATACGACTATTACTAAAACTGATGCAGAAAAGTACGACAAATTAACACCTCTTGAACATATTCTTAAAAGACCTGATACATATGTCGGTGACATAGAACCCACCACAGAAGAATTGTGGATTTATGATCATAAACATACTAAAATGGTAAAAAAAAATATTACATATACACCAGGGTTTTTTAAAGTTGTTGATGAATTGATTGTTAATGCACGTGATGCATCAGTTAATGATGCATCATGCGATACTATCAAAGTTACTATTAATAGAGAAGAATCATTTATTAGTGTATTTAATAATGGCGATATTGGTATTCCAGTTGAAGAACATCCAGTTCATAAGATTCTAGTACCAACTATGATATTTGGTGAATTATTAACAAGTTCAAATTATGATGATGAAAAACAACGAACTACTGGAGGTAAGAATGGTTTAGGTGCTAAATTATGTTCAGCATTTGCTCATAGATTTATTGTAGAAATCGATGATGCAAAGCGTGGTAAACGATTTAAACAAGAATGGTCTAATAATATGAGTACTGTTGGTGAACCATCTATTACTAAATTACCAGCAAAAACAAGAAGTTCAGTTAATATTATATTTTATCCAGATCTTAAGAGATTTGGAATTAAAGCATTAACAAATGATTATGAAGCATTATTTTATCGTCGAACTATTGATGTTGCTGGAACATCTCATAATAAATTAAATGTTTATTTCAATGAAATTAATTATAAATTTAATAATTTTAAAAACTATATTGAACTATATTTTCCATCTAATACTAATGAATTATATTATGATATGAGTAATGATAATTGGACAGTAGGTGTATTATATAAACCTGATGCAGGTGGTGAAGTAGTATCATTCGTAAATGGTATTGCAACATATCGTGGAGGTTCACATTGTAATCATGTTATTGATACTATTATTAAAACATTAATTAATGATCATATTAAGAAGAAAGAAAAAGAGATTAAGGTAACACCAACATTATTGAAAGATAATTTGGTATTTTTTATTAATAGTATTATTGTTAATCCTGCATTTTCAAGTCAAACAAAAGATACATTAACAACTAAAGTTGATAAGTTTGGTTCTAAATATGAACCAACACCTGCATTTTTAAAGAAACTTGCAAAGTGTGGTATTGTTGAACAAATGATCGAACTTGCAAAGTTTAAAGAAAATTCAAGTCTTAAGAAAACAGATGGTAAGAAACAAGTTAAGATTGCAGGTATTCCTAAACTAGATGATGCTAATAAAGCAGGAACTAAAGAATCTAATAAATGTACTTTGATTTTAACTGAAGGAGATTCAGCTAAAGCAACAGCAATGGCTGGTTTAGGTGTTGTAGGACGTGATTATTATGGTGTATTTCCATTAAAGGGTAAACTATTAAATGTTCGCGAAGCGTCACCTGCACAATTATTAGCAAATGAAGAAATTACACATTTAAAAACTATTATTGGTTTGAAACAGGGTGAAGATTATACTGATGATGAGAAATTTAATTCATTACGATATGGTCATGTAATTATTTTTACAGATCAGGATCACGATGGTTCACATATTAAAGGATTATTTATTAATATGTTACATACATTATGGCCTTCATTAGTGAAAAGAAAAGAATTTGTTCAAAGTTTAAATACTCCAATTGTTAAAGCATTCAAAGGTAAAGATGTTGAAATATTTTATAATATGACAGATTATGAAAAATGGAAGGACACACCTGAATCATTAAATTATAAGATTAAATATTATAAGGGTTTAGGTACATCAACTGCAGTAGAAGCTCGTGAATATTTTGTAGATATTCAAACTAAACTTATTAATTATTTATGGGAAAATGTTAATAAAGAAATTAAAGCAAAGTTTTCTGAAACTGAAAAAGAATCAAAATCTGATAATGAGTCAGATTCTTCTTTATCTTCTGATGAAGAAGAAGAAGAAGAAGAAGAAGAAAATGAAGATCGTGATGATGACGATGCTATTCGATTGGCATTTGAAAAGTCACGTGCAGATGATCGTAAAAAGTGGTTAATGGCATATGATAAGAATAAAATTATTACATATGAACAAAAAGTTATTCCATATTATGATTTTATTCATTATGATTTGATTCACTTTTCAAATGATGATTTACATCGTTCAATCCCTTCTGTTATTGATGGTTTGAAACCATCTCAACGTAAGATCCTATTTGGTGCTTTTTTACGTGGTCTAGATAAGACTGAAGTAAAAGTATCACAATTAGCTGGTTTTGTTTCAGATAAAGCTGCTTATCATCATGGTGAAATGTCATTAAATGGTGCTATAGTTGGATTAGCACAGAACTTTGTCGGATCAAACAATATTAATATATTGAAACCCAATGGACAATTTGGTTCAAGATTGAAAGGTGGGAGTGATCATGCTTCACCTCGTTATATTTGGACAATGTTAGATGATCTTACTACTATTATATTTAATCCTTCTGACGATCCTATTTTGAATAAGCAGGATGAAGATGGTATGGAGATTGAACCAGAATATTATGCACCAATTATTCCGATGGTACTTGTAAATGGTTGTGAGGGAATTGGTACTGGATTTTCAACAAAGATTCCACCATATAATCCAACTGATATTATTGATAATTTGAAACGATTATTGAAAGGTAAGGAGTTTAAAGTAATGGATCCTTGGTGGCAGGGGTTTGAAGGTATTGTTGCAAAGGTTGATGATTATAATTATGAGATTTATGGTACTTGGTCTATTAAAGAGAATAAAGTAACTATTACAGAGTTACCGGTATATGAATGGACAAGTAAGTATAAAGAATATTTAGAGAAACTATTAGATGATACAGTTACTAGTAAAAAAGAAGATCCAAAGGACAAGAAGAAAGTAGTTAAGAAAGATAAAGAAGATAAGAAAGAGAATCCTTTCTTAGGATATAAGGATAATAATACAGATACAAAGATTCATTTTGAATTAACATTTGAAGATGGATATTTGGATAGTGTTAAGGATTTAGAAAAGAAATTCCATTTAGTGGAAAAGTATTCAATTACGAATATGCATTTATATAGTGCAGCGGGTCATATTAAACGTTATGATACTGTAGAAGAAATTATGAATGATTATTATGTAGTACGTCTTAAATTATATCAAGATCGTAAAGATCATCAATTATCAATTTTAGATTATCAATTACAAATTATTTCATATAAAGTAAAATTTATCTTATTAATTGTTGAAAAGAAACTTGATATTAATAATAAAAAGAAACATGAAATTGAAGATAAATTAAAAGAGCTAAAGTTTCCAAAGTTTGGTACTAGCTTTTTAAAGAATAGTGATGGTGATTCTAATAAGACATATGATTATTTATTAAGTATGCCTATTTATAATTTAACATGGGAGAAAATTGAAGAATTAAAGAAACAGAAAGATGATAAGGAATCTGAACATGAAGAAATTAAAGCAAAGAGTCCTGAAAATATGTGGTATGAAGAATTAGAATTATTACAAAGTAAATATGATAAATGGCTCAAAATTAAAGCGCAATCAGAAGATTCTACTTTAACAAAGAAGGTTAAGAAAAATAAGAAATAAAATTTCATTTAATTAATTTTTTATAAAATTAATTAATTAATTAATTTAATATCTAAGTTCACCATCAGTTCTATCACGAACTAATTGGTACATGAAGATGATACCACGAGCTTTGGCCATTTCAAAGAAGGAGTTACCTTCATCACCTAATGTAGGCATGACACAAATTTGAGTAACAGGGTCACGATGAGCTAATCTTGAACCAGCACGACCATTTAAGCCTTGACCAGCAGGGACAGCGACACCATCAATGACACTTAAAGGATCATAGTGAATGGCTTCCTTGACGTATGTTTGGTATTCTTCACTGGGGTGAGTCATGACTAGAGTAGATGAACCTACAACCATGTTTCTTTCAGCTAATTTGTTATTTACAACAGCTAACACAACTGAACGTAATTGGTAAATGTCATCACGAATCTTGATTTCGCAATCAAAATCAACTTGACGATCATTGAGACGTTCAAAACCAGATACGGATAAAGGTAATCTAGCAATGTTAAATGGTTGAGCTTCATTATTGAAACGAATGATGTTGGAACGTCTGTCAACGTAGAAGAATAATACACCCTTAGAGTAGATTAAACTTGTGTGACGAGGAACCATGACACCATTTTCAATAAAGTATTGATGTTGTTCAAGAGCTTCATTTAATGCAATTGGATCGTTGTCATTGATGGAAGGTGGGAGTCTTAAGTTGATCATAGGTACTGCTGATACAACGGGTCTTACGTTTTGTTGGTAAGGGTTTAAACTTACAACATTGTAAACGGGCATGACTGATACAACAGTGGGTCTGAAAGAGAATGCTGAAAGTAATCTCTTGAGAACAGTGCCATCATAACGACCATATACTAAATCTGGGTTATCTTGTTTGTTAAGTTTGCACATATCAATGGCACCAATAAAGTCTCTTAAACTAGCTTCATAGTATCTGCCGTTACGGAGACTTAATACACTTTGCCATAATTGTTGTTGTACTTGGCATCTGTTTAATAAATCTAATACAGATGATCTATTGTCGCATACAACATCATTGGGGTCATTGATTAATGAATAGAATAAGTCATAATCGGGTCTGGTTACTAAAGCTTCGCCATTGTATCTACTCTTAACAATAGTTGAAATGTTGGCATGTAAGAATGTGTTTTCTAAATGTTCAACCTTGGGTAAGAACATAGCAGCAACTACGGGGTGAACGTGTTCTTGAGGACGGTCACCACGAGTTCTGTCGTATTTACCAGTTACTGCTTCAAAGTCGCAATCTCTGTATTGCATAGATTGTAATACTACTTGAGCATGTAAAGCCTTGGATGAAGCGTTTAATCTAAGGATTTCTTGTAAATGCTTGTAATCTTGGTCATTTAATTTAGTAGTAAAAGTGGACATTTCAACACTGACACCACCTAATACTTTCATCATGTTGGTAGCAGGTAAACTAATGTCGGGACTTTGAAGACCAACTAATTCTTGTTCATAGATACGTTGGAATTCAGCAAACTCATCTTCAGATAAATCATGCTTGTTCTTGAATAAGCGAGCTTTTTCTAAGAGAATATGGAAAGGGTATTGTCTGTTACTGTACTTTTCACGGATTAATTGAGCAAATTTCTTGGCTTTCTTGGTGATACGTGCATGCTTTTCTAAGAAAGTTTTTTGAATCTTTTCAGCTAATTCAACATCATCATATTTGCTTCTGAGTTTCATGAAATCAGCAGGTGCCATTTTGCCATTTGATTTACGGAATAATTTTTGGACTTCGTCATCAACTGAAGCACCATCACGTTTAGAATTATTATTTCTTTGTGGAGATTGACTATCGGACAAACTCATAGTTATATACTTTGTAATAGAAAATATTTTTTTAATAAATATAATTTCTAAACTTTTTTTTAATATAATTTTTTATATAAAGATTAAAACGGTTATTTTTATAATTTATGAGTACTGAACTATGGATAAATAAATATAAACCAAAAAAATTAGAAGAGATGATTGGTATACAAGATCAAATCAATAAAATTAGAATATGGATAAATAACTTGGTTCATATTAAAAGTCAAGGTGTTATTATTTCAGGTAATCAAGGATTAGGTAAGACATTAGCAATAAAATTAATATTAGAAGAGCTTAATTATATTATTAGAATTATAAATCCAAATGATATTAAAGATCATAGAATTTATAATGATTTTAATGATTATTATAATTTCATAAATTCAATATATTCTAAAATACAATTTAATGATAAACAAAATAATAAAATTGCACTTATATTTGATGAGACTGAAAATATTACACTAACAAGTGAAAAGAAATATATTATGGATATTCATAAAGAAAATAATAAACAAAAAAGTTTTCCATTATTTTTTATTTCAAATAATCAACATTCAAAATTATTAAAT